ACACAATTAAAGATCCTGTATATGATTTTGAAGCAGGTGTAGAAATATACCTACCTAAAGGAGGCAATTTAAAAAGATTGCTGGGCATATAAATGGTTAATAAATTTTCTCCGCAAAACTTAATTAATCAAGCTACTAAGGCAGGAAAATCTATTCAAGATTTTGCAGAGTCAAAAGCAACTAATGTTGCTAATGCGTTAAAGACTTCGGCTAACATAAATGTAAATGCAATAGCAGATTCTATTGACGGTGCAATCACAGATAAATTGTCTGCAGCAGTTGACCCTGTTTTAAACATACCTTTAGATTATAGAACAGAGCTGCAATATGAAAATGCAGAACTACAAAAATTTGCAAAAATGTTAGGCGTAACTACACAAGCAGGCCCTCCGTTTCCAAATGAATTAAGAGATTTTGCTAGTTATAATTATGTAATTGGTTTAGGAGTTCTCAATACCTATGAAGTTAATTTTCCTGATGAAACATATAGAAAAAGAGATCCAGAAATAATGATTACTAGGTCAGGCGGCGGCCTTCCTGGCAAAGCAACAACTATTTTTGAGAAAAAAGGACGTATAGAATACTATATAGATGACTTTGAAACAAATGCAATTATTGGCAATAACACAAAAACTAAACAGACTAATGCAGTTTCAATAGACTTTAAGGTTACGGAACCGTTATCAATGGGAATGTTTTTACAAACACTTCAAGTAGCAGCAGTACAAGCAGAATATAAGAACTATCTTGAAGCGCCTTATGTTATTACACTAGAATTTAAAGGTTGGGACAACAACGGAAATTATATTTCTAAACCAAATTTACGTAGAATCTTTCCGGTAAAACTTGTAAACATAGACTTTGGTGTTACTGAAGGAGGAAGTGTTTACAATGTACAGTGTATTCCTTGGCACGAACAAGGACTATCAGATCAAGTGCAGTCGACTAAAACTGATATTACTATTACAGGCAGAACACTGTCTGAACTTTTGCAAAGTGGTGCAAAAAGTTTAATGTCTACGTTTAACGAATATGAACAAAAAAAATTAGAATCAAAGCAGGTTGTAGCAGTTGACGAATATGTGATAACTTTCCCTACAGAACGTGCATCGGCTAAAGAACAATTATTAGGACAAACTACTGAAGCTGGCAAAGCAACTACTAATCCCGAACTTAATTCTGGCGAAGGTGGTAAACGAGAAATTACCGACACTGAAAAATTAAAATTATTTCAAAGTATAACTGGTAACGAAAATAGTAATGTGCCTGCAGACTTTGATGCCGAATTAAGTAAACTTTTAGGTATTGTTGTAAAGCGTTCAGGATTAGGAGAAGCAGTTAGAACAAATGCAGAAAATCCTGAAAACATTAATGAGATAGGAAAGTCTGATCTTATAGAGTCATACCTTAATGGAGGTAAACAACCTTTTGGTAGACCAAAATTTGTAGAAGAAACTAAGACGACTACAACACAAGGTGGCCCTCCAAATAGAGCAAGGACCAGCACAGTTAGTACTGGAGTTTTTAAAAGAGGCAATATAACCATTAGTAATAAAGGTAGAGATTTAACATTTAAGAGCGGAACTAAAATACAAAATATAATAGAAGAAGTTATTATTTTAAGTGACTATGGTAGACGTGTATCAGAAGCTGTACCAGATAAAAACGGAATGATTCCTTGGTTTAAGATTGAAACAGATGTTTATGATATTACAAATTACGAGCAAATGGACTTAACAGGTCAATTTCCTAAGTTATATGTTTTTAGGGTAGTGCCGTATAAAGCACATATTAATAGATATATGCCACCTACAAAAGCCAGTCCGGGATTAAAACCTTTAGAACAACAAGTATGTAAACAGTATGATTACATTTATACTGGCAAGAATGATGACGTTTTAGAATTTAATCTTGAATTTGACAAAGCATTCTTTACAGCAATTATGCCTTTTGGAGGAGAAAATAAAGCAGGATCAAAAACTGAAAAAGAAGAAAGCTCAGGCAATCCAGAAAAAAGTACTAAAAAGAAACCCACACCAGGCGATACAGATAATTTAAGTAGCAGTGGTAATACTACAACAAAAGAAGTTATTAAATCAGGATCTTCTGGCAAGGGCGGATTACCAGAACGCACAAAGGAATCAATTGCTAGAGATTTTAACGATGCTATTGTAAACAGTAATGTAGATTTAGTAACAGCAAATATGACTATATGGGGAGATCCCTATTATATTGCAGATAGCGGTATGGGTAATTATAATGCTGCAGAAACACCTATAATTAATTTAACTGAAGACGGTACAATGGACTATCAAAGTTCAGAAGTTGACATATTAGTAAATTTTAGAACACCTTTAGATTATAATCAAGACGGGACTATGGAATTTCCCGGAGATGGAACAAAACCAGTTGGCGCATTTAGCGGATTATATCAAGTTATTTTTTGTATGTCTACCTTATCAGGAGGCGTGTTTAACCAGCAATTAAAATTAATTAGGAGACGTAATCAAGAAGGCAGAGATACCAACAGTAAGCCTACAACAACCGGTAATCAAATATATACAGATAACGTTGAAGACACTGCTGATGCTAAAGGAAAAACTGGCACAGGCGCATCTGAAACAAATGATGCTACTTAGGAAATATAAATGATCAAGAATCAATTTTCAAGAACTAATCGCCCTGACTGGATGGAAACATCTGGACCGTACATCGGTAAGATTGTAAATCATCTAGACAGCGAGTATATGGGCGCAATAGAAGTTGAAATACTAAAATTAAATGAGGCTGGTAATCCTGAAGGTGGTAGCGGATATTTAATGCCTTGTTATTATGTAAGTCCTTTTTACGGAGTTACTCCACGCGAAGGTGTTAAGCCTAATCCTGGATTTGACAATACACAAAAAAGTTACGGCATATGGGCTATTCCACCTGATGTTGGCACAAAGGTAGTTGTGCTTGCAATGGAAGAAAGTTATGGATTTGGTTATTGGATTGGATGTGTCCAAGATAAGTACATGAATTTTATGTTACCAGGTAGAGCTTCTACAACCTATAATGCAGAAGATAACACTTCTCCTAAACCTGTCGGCGAATATAATAAATCATTAGAACCAGCTACAGGCAGAGATCCTACAAAGTACATTAAGCCTTGCGATACAGATACCTGCAATGTTTTAGACACACAAGGGTTATCAGGCGATACTACACGAGGAACGACAACTACTAGTGCAAGACGAGAACTCCCAAGTATGGTTTTTGGTTGGAGTACACCTGGCCCTGCTGATAGACGCCAAGGTAAACCTACTGCAAATTACGGCGAAAATTTTGGAAGAAGTCAGGTTCCTTTTAACAGATTGGGCGGATCAACATTTGTTATGGACGATGGTGATCCTATGTTGGTTCGTAAAACTCCTTCAAGCGGCTCAAACGCAGGACCACCTGAATATGCAAGCGTTGAAAAAGATGAAGTAGGTGAAGTTACATTACCACACAACGAACTAACAAGATGGCGCACTAGAACAGGCCATCAAATCCTTATGCATAACACTGAAGATTTAATTTATATTGGAAATGCAAAAGGATCAACTTGGATAGAAATGACAGCTGAAGGTAAGATAGATATTTTTGCAAATGATAGTGTTAGTGTACATACTAAGAACGATCTTAATATTACAGCAGATAGAGATATTATTATGACAGCAGGAAGAAATATAAGTTTAAAAGCTGGCAAAGATGGCAGAATAACAGCAGGTGAAGGCACACATATAAGTTCTAAAACACATACTGAAACAGCACCTGACGGAATAAACATGAACGGACCTACAGCTAAAACAGCAGACGTTCCGTTACGTACACCACAACACGAACCTTGGATGTCACATGAGAATTTAAATCCTGTAGAATTTACACCATCTAAAACGGATGCTGATCCTACAGCAGGGAACACAGTAGATGCTACAGGAAATAATTTTACTGCTGAGTACAAAAAAGTAGCAGACACATTCCGTAAAGGAAGGTAAGGTAAATACGATATGAGCAATTTAGAAAAACAACTTTATAAACAAATAAGGGTAAAAAACAAAAAAAGTGTGAGATCAGATATTCCTGGGTCTCGTACTTACAGAGGAATAAGCACTGTAAATGAAGGTAACTCTTCTAATGTGTTGTATGACCTTTCACTTATAAAACAAGATCTTTTAAATCATTTTCATATTAGGCAAGGTGAAAAACTTAGTGACCCTGAATTTGGAACAATTATATGGGACGCTCTATTTGAACCGTTTACTGGTGATATGAAAAGTGCAATTATTGATAACGTGACAGCTATTGTTAATTATGATCCAAGAGTAAAAGTAAACAACATAACAGTAGATCAGTACGAAAGCGGCCTACAAATAGAAGTAAGTCTTACCTATCTTCCTTATAATATTTCAGAAAATATGAAATTAACATTTGACCAAAATGCAGGCTTTTTGAATACATAATAATATACGTACATTACTCGATCGGCTAAATATGTTATAGAAGGAAGAAATATGTCATCAACAGATAGACAAAATAGATTATTAGTAGCTGAAGACTGGAAACGCATATATCAGTCTTATAAGAATGCTGATTTTCAAAGTTATGATTTCGACAATTTACGTCGGACTATGATCTCTTATCTTAGAGAAAATTATCCTGAAGATTTTAACGATTACATTGATAGTTCTGAATACCTTGCAATTATTGATCTAATTGCATTTTTAGGACAAAACCTAGCATTTAGAGTTGATTTAAATGCAAGAGAAAACTTTTTAGAAACAGCAGAACGTCGAGAAAGTGTACTACGTTTAGCACGTTTGCTTTCCTATAATCCAAAAAGAAATATTGCCGCTAATGGTTTACTTAAAATAGAAAGTGTAAGCACAACTGAAACACTATTTGACAGTAACAACATAAATTTAGAAAACCAAACAGTTTTATGGAATGATCCTTCTAATCCAGACTGGAACGAACAATTTACAAAAGTTTTAAATGCTGCTTTGCCTGTAAATGGTACTTTTGGAAGACCTGTAAAAAAAGAAACTATAAACGGTATTCCTACTCAACAATATAGATTTAATTCTACCAACGCAGATGTTCCTGCTTTTAGTTTTTCTAAATCAGTAGATGGTTCAACTACACGTTTTGAAGTAGTATCTACAGATATAGACTCAGGAACAATATTAGAAGAAGCTCCCTTTCCAGGAAATAACTTTGCATTTTTATATAGAGATGACGGCCGCGGACCTGCAAGTAGCAACACAGGCTTTTTTTGTCACTTTAGACAAGGTACTTTAGATCAAGGTACTTTTAATGTTTCTAATCCTAGCTCTAATCAAACAGTAGCAGTTGATGCAACAAATGTTAACAACACAGATTTATGGCTTTATAAATTAGATAGTATCGGAAACGAAATTGAACAATGGACAAAAGTAGAAGCAACTGAAGGTAATAATGTTATCTATAATAGTTTGTCAAAAAATATAAGAAACATTTTTAGTGTGCTAACTAGAATAGATGATAGAGTAAGTTTAATCTTTTCAGATGGTGTATTTGGAAATTTACCGCAAGGTAATTTTAGAGTATATTATAGAACAAGTAAAAACGCAAGACTTGTAATTGATCCTAAGGACATGCGTGGAATTAGTATTGATATTCCTTATGCATCGAAGTCTGGAAAAGTTGAAAACATAAGTATTACTTATAGCCTGCAAGATACTGTTGATAATGCAACTGTATCAGAAACAAATGCTAATATAAGACAAAGAGCTCCTGCAACTTATTATACACAAAATAGATTAGTTACCGGTGAAGATTATCAAATTGGACCATTAGGTGTTAGCCAAGAAATTATAAAAACTAAATCTGTTAACAGAATTGCAAGTGGTATTAGCAGATATTTTGATTTGTTAGATGCTACTGGAAAATATAGCAAGACTAACTTATTTGGTACAGACGGAATAATATACAAAGAATTTATTACTAACAAAAATAAGTTTACATTCTTAACACAAATAGATGTTTCTGGTGTAATTCTAAATAACATAGAACCTATTTTAGCAAGCAAAGCAATGCGAAACTATTATTTTGTAAAGTACCCTAAGGTTGATACAGCCGATCTAAACATAACTTGGGTGCAATCTACTAATCAAACAAATATGAGTACAGGTTACTTAGAAAACGTAAACGGTATAAAACAGTTGCTTGGTACATTTACAACTAGTATTCTAAAACTAATTAGACCAGGGACAAGTTTAAAATTTATTGCACCGGCCGGAAAACATTTTATGCCAGACGGAACACTTATGGACGGAGAAGCCGATCATTTAAATTCTCGTACATATAAATGGGTAAAGGTTGTGAGTGTAGAAGGAAACGGAACTGTTATAAATGCAGACGGGTCAGGACCAATTGTGTATAACGATGTTATACCTAGCACTGCAAAACTTGTAGAAATAAAACCTTTTCTAGCACAAAGTTTAGAACAAGATGTAAAAACACAAATTATAGATCAAGTATTTGCATACAAAACATTTGGATTGAGATTTGATATAAATCTAGGACAGTGGCGTGTGATTACTGAAAACAACCTAAATGCAACAGGTGCTTTTAACACAGGTAAAACTGGTGATAATACAAATCAACAATTAGATGCAAGTTGGTTATTAAAATTTACTAACGACGGCGAAACGTATACTATTGAGTCAAAAGCGAGTAGGTATGTGTTTGAAAGCGATCAAGAAATAAGATTCTATTTTGATAGTAGTGATAAAATTTATAATAGTCTAACAGGTAAAATTGTAAAAGATAAAATTACAGTTCTAAATAATAACAACAAACCAGATAGTGTTAATAGTTTTACTGTTGATATGGATTTTGAAATAACAGCAGAATACAGAGATGCTGAAGGTTATGTTAATAGTAAAAAAGTAGAAGTTACATTCTTTGACGAAGACGATGACGGTGTAGTTGATGATCCTGAAATTTTTGATGTTATTGTGGATGAAGATACAAATCCGCTTATTAAATATATATTTCAAAAAAAGATCACTACAACTGACGGTGTAGATGATTATAATTATGTTGATAATGCAATAGAAAACATTGTCGTCAAACAAAACGAGGCAGCGGTTGGAGCATTAAGTGCTTACACAAATGCACAAATATTCTATCTTGTAGATAGTGGCATATTTAAGAAGTATGATTCTACAATTGGTACATTACAATTAGTAACAAACTACAGGGCACATATTGGCAGAGACAAAATTAAATTTCAATATATACACGCAGCAGATGACAATACACGTATTGATCCTAGTTCAAGTAATATAATTGATACATACTTGTTGACTAGATCATATGATACAACTTTTAGACAATATATTGACGGAACTATTACAGCAAAACCTTTACCACTGTCAAGCGATAGTTTATTTCAATCGTACGGCGCAGAAATTAATAAAATAAAATCTTTAAGCGATGAAGTAATTTATCATCCAGTAAAATATAAAATATTATTTGGCAATAAGGCTAGTTTAGATTTACAAGCATCTTTTAAAATAGTAAAGAATCCTGATTTAGTATTAAATGATAACGATATAAAAAGTAGAGTTATTAGTGCTATCAACCAATTCTTTGCATTAGAGAATTGGGAGTTTGGTGAAACCTTTTACTTTAGTGAATTATCAACATATGTAATGAACGAATTGTCTCCTGACATTGTTACGTTTATAATTGTTCCAACACAAGCAACACAAAATTTTGGTTCCCTATACGAAATAAAATCAGAAGTAGACCAAGTGTTCATAAGTGGAGCAACAGTTGATAATTTAGATATTATAGATGCAATAACAGCAACTAAAATAAGTGCATCAGGCACAATCACTGAAAACAGCACAGCAGCAAATACAGGTATTCAAAGCTCTTCTACAAGCAGTACTAGTAGCAGTAGCAGTAGCAG